TTGCCACCCCTCCCCGCCCCGCTTGAACGCGAGGCTATCGTAAAAGCGCGGGAGAGCATCATCGATGGTTCCGGGTGCCGAGCGTGGGGTGATCGCCAGAGGATTACGGGCTAGTGCCGCGTCATAGGCTTGACGATAGAGCTTGTCCGTCGGGTGCGGCAAATAAGTCGAGAACGATCCTTTGCGGAACCGGAACCGCTCCTTGCCGTGGCGGTCCACGAACACCGAAACGTGTTTGTCGAGTTTGCGCTTCCTAGCCATTGAGGTGGCGCTCCAACGGATTGTTGACATTCGCTGGAATACCACCTGGCGGGGCCGCTAGCACTACGATTGTTCCATCGGGCTCAATCTTCGCGCCACCAATCAGCACGCCAGCCTTCCGCGCGGCGCGAATTGCGCGCTCGACATCGGCGGAAGTGAAGCGTGCTGGACGGGTCATGCAACGCACTCGCGCGAGGGATTGAAGCCCGTAGGGGATAGACGCGAAGCGGCTAGACGGCGAAGCCGCGAAAGCCCGGTGCGAAGCACGCGCCCAAAAGCTACCATCCTGGAGTGGGGAAGGACGATCATGCGGCTTCCCTCATTGACCAGCGAACTCCGTTTTCATCGCCCCACGCCTGGATGAAGTCCTGCAAGTCCGTCATTTGCTTCTTCGTGAGTTTCGAGCTGCGATAGCCGTAGGGCAGGAACCGGCCATCCAAACCAGGCAGGAATGCGACCTCCCATCCGCACGCAGCCATGAAGATGCATTTCCATTCCTCCGGCGTATGCATCCGACCCAATGGCTTGCTCATCGCCACATCGGAAAGCATCGCCCAAAGGCGGCTGTTCTGGTCGAGCGAGCGCTTTGGCTCCTCAATGCTGGCGATGTATCCGGCAGGAGCGCGATCGATTGCCGCGATTGCCCGGTTGCGCGCCGCATCGGAATTGAGGACGAAGCGATAGCTCACGCTCCCCGCTCCCGCCGGACTTGCTCGATCTCATAACGTCTCGGGCTCTCATGGATGAAGGCGTTAATCAGCGCCTCGATATCCCGCCCGTTCCAGAACGTCTCTTCGCCAATGCGATGCTGGAGAGCATGACATTCGTGGCAGAGGCTTACGGCTCGGAAGTCGTCCGGCTTCTGACCGATCCCCGCACCTGACCCCAAGCGAACATGCGCCGCCTCGATTGCGACCGTCGAGCCGCAGTTAGAACAGGCGTACCCACGGACGTGCTTGGTGTGCGCCTGGGAGCGCCAGCGGCTTGCGCGTTTCGCTTTCTTGGGGATGCGCGGAGGAAGGCTCATTCAGTCACCAATGGCCCGCGCGTCTTGATCTGGCTGACGCACTCATGGGGTGACAATCCGAAACCGGCGCGCGAGCGGTTCAACTTGCGCAATCGGAACTCTGGATCGCTCCAGTACCTTTGACGGTAGTAGCGGGCGATGCGCTCGCGTTCCTTGAGGCTCGTAGCGTATTCTTTCACGCGGCCTCCAGTTGCTCGTAGCGGGTGCGCAGCTCGGCAACGGTCGCGTCGATCTCGGCAAGAAACGCCTGGACCTCGGCCTCGATCTCCTTGATTGCCGGAGCGCTGCGATTGACCCTGATAACGTGCAACCGCATCCGCTCGGGAAGGCGGTTGTCGTAAGAAGCGAAGTCGCACCATTGCCGACCAGTGCAGGCCATCTGGAACTGCATTTGTTTGACGTATTTGTCGGGGATCTGGCCGAGCAGTAGTGTTTCGATGTGCGTTGCCGTGTTCGGGCATTTCAATTCGAGTAGCCCGTCCTCTCCGACCAAGCCATCGGGTGACGCGCCAGCCATCGCGATTGTCGGGTGCGGCACGAAGCCGACTTGCTGGACATCGCGGTCCACGAAGAACTCATAGGCTCTCCGCGCTTCCGGCTCGGTTTCAGTGCCATGGATCATCGCGGCGTTGGTAAAGGACGGCTGCACGCATCCCGTCAGGCGCTCGCAAATGAGCTGCGAGGCGTAGTTGGCCCGCGATGCGCCCCACCCTGTTTTCGTGCGCGCCATGAGGTCCGCGATGCGCGAGGCAGTGACCTTGCCGCAGCGCTCCTGAAGCCATTCATGGGAGCCCTGGACACTCATTTCGCCATCTCCGGTTCCGCCTTTTGCTGGCGCTTTTTCGCGTTTTCCTGTATGGTGACGTTCAGCTTTTCGACTGCCTCGTTGTAGCGGTTGGCAGGCAGCTCTTTGAGACTGTTGACCTCAAAAAACTTGCACAGGCGATCAGCACTGACACTCGCGGCTTGCGATAGTTGAATGAGCGTGGCCCACTGGCCATCAGAGATGGGGCCATTTGCCGACCGCGCAGCCACTTCGTGCGTCGTCGCGTCCGCGTCATTGTCGCCCTCAGTCGGGATCGCGAACGTCATGAACGCGGCATATTTGTAGGCAGCCGACATGGCTTTGTTCGTGGCCTTGTCGCCGCTATCCATCGCTTCACCAAAGGTCGCAGCGGTGTGCGTCGTGCCATCGATCGCGGAGACGAAATCGAACTCGGCATGGACGGTGACGTAGAACAGCGCGCCGCCGTTCTTGCTCTGCCGGTCAATGATTTCGCGCGACAGAACGCGAGGGATCACGACGAGCTTGTGTGCCGACAGCAACGGCGACAGCGCGGCATACACATCATCGATGCCACGGAACATATAACCGCTGCCCTGCGTGTTCTTGCGGTTCTTGGCGATGCCCGTCTTGGCAAGCTCGCCCTGGACCTCGGCAATCGCCTGATAGACGTGAGGCGTTGCGGCCTTCACTTTGCTCTCGGCGTTCATCGCGTACCTCCGTCGTGGCGTCCCGCGTCGTAGGACGCCACGGAGGTTGAGCCTGTCGCATGATGAGCGACCGACGCGGCGAATATCAAAGCGGATGCCACCGCTATTCCCACACAGATTTTACCCGATGGGATAGAGCGTCCGAACTCGACCAGGGGATCGGGTGGAAGGAGGGGGCCGTGAATGTGCCGCCTGCGGCCCGGATGCTGCCATGACTTGCGGGTCATGAAGGCGCGCTCTGTTGGGCTGCTGCTGTGGTAGCGGAGGGCGGTCATGCCTTGTCTCCGAACATCTCGTCGAATGCGAGCAGGGCGTCTGCGGCATCGTTCCAAGTGTCGCGCACATAGCTGCGCTTGCTCTGTTTGAAGTCGCCCGCCCTGCGCCGCAGCACGCGCACGCAGAAGCGAAGGGTTGGGCCGTCCAACACAATATCGCGACCGTCTGGCTCGCTCACCCCTTCATCTCCTCTCGTGTATCCCAGGGAATACCGTTTGCTCGATCTTCGGCTTTCCACTTCCGCACCTTTTCGGATGCATCTGAGAGCCATGTGTGACGGTCGAACATGCGGCGGTTGAGTTCGTCGATGGCGCGCTCGATGGGCTTCATGCTTCCACCCTCCGTTTCGAACGGCGCTTCACCGTCCTCAATTCAAACACGTTTCCTTCCGCGACCCTTGCGCGTTGATCGGGCATGGGTTCACGGTATGGCTGTGGAGGCTCGGGGGCGGTCAGGCGACCGGCGAGAAAGCCGAAGCCGAACGACAGGGCGTTGGCTCCAAGCATGAGGATGATGGCGTGGGTCATGCCGACTGCTCCGCAAGCTCGATGGCTTTGTCGAATGCGGCTAGGACTTCGGCTTGGGTGCGGCCCAGTGCGTCATTCCATCGGGCGACCTCGTGCGAAAAGCGGAAGCCCAGCGAACCGGCGAAGAATGTCGCCACTTCATCGAACGGCTCATTGATGACGGGGAGATCATCCGCGTCCGGATTGGGGTAACCAATCGCCGCTTGACTGATCGCGCCCAATGCACAGAAGCAAACGGGCTGAGCCGTGATACCGTCGGCTTCATCTCCGTTCGCATCGAGGGCAAATTCACCCTTGGTCCATCCGCGCTCGATCAGCGCCCGTGCTTCACGAAGCTTGTCAGCAATCTCGCTCACCCCACCCTCCTCTGTTGCTCAATCGTGAAGCGCAGTTCGTGCTCGACCTGATCGGTCAGGGGGTCGCCGTAGAGCCTGCGAAGCTCGTCTAGGGCGATGCCGTCGTTCTCGTCGTAGTCAGTCGGACATTCGAGGAAGCAACGCCCGTCGCAGCTGCGGAGTCCGCAACCGGAACAGGGGGGATCGGAGAGGTGGAAGCTCATGCCCGAACCTCGATCTGTTCAAGATCGTGCACCGGCACCGTGAAGAAGGGATAATCGCCGTCAGCGTTCAGTGTAACCGACTTGTGCGGGATACCTGTGAAGCGGAAATCGTCGTTAGCGCATCCGTAATCGTATCTGCCGCAGTCATAGACGAGTGTTCCCGCCTTGGCGGTTGGCTCGATCTTGCTGTCGGCCAGAAGCCTGTATGTAGCCATGTGCGCCTCCCTAATGCTTGAATATGTGTTCGGCTTTTCCGAACCATAAGTCAATAGGGGTCGTTCAATTTTTTTGAACAGACGGAAACGCACACCGAAAAGCGCGTTCAGAAACTCCGATTATGGACAGAGCAGGCTTAGGCCCGCTTGCGCGCTTCTTCGTCCTCGTCGCTACCGGCTGTGCCGCCGAACGGGATCGCGACGATATCCTTCGCCGCCGCCTTCAATCGCCGTTGAGCCATTGCGTCGGCGGGGTGCATCAGCAGCTCATAGGGCTGGATATTCAACGCCCTCGCAACATCGTTGAGGATGTCGCGGTTGTAGCGCTGCTTCCCGTTGGCGAGATCGGAGACCTTCGCTTTCGGGTAATCGGTCCGCCGCCCAAGCTCGGCCTGGCTGGTGCCGGTCGATTTGAGCCATTCGTTTAAATACCAGTCGAGCACGATCAGATTGTACGAAACACGCCGGTATCTGGCGTTCCCTAGAATCCGAACATGCCCTATTGACTTTGGGTTCAAAAAATCCGAACGAATGCGCATGACCCTTTCCGAATATCGCGAG